AGCGTAGCGCATGAGCGGCGCGCTGCCCACTACCCGCGCGCCGGCGGAGGTCCAGATCTCCTCCTGGTCGCCGACCTTCGTTTCGGTGTCGCAGTCCTTGAAAGAACAGGCCCGCCGGCGCGGGGCAGGGGTGCAGCGCTGGAAGCTGTCCTTCAACTACGGGACCATGGAGCGCGGCGACTATCTCGACCTCTGGGCGTTCCTGAACGCGCAGCGCGGCCAGTTCGATACCTTCACCGCCGTCATCCCGGCAGGGATCAGCCCGCGCGGCGCATTGGGAGGCACGCCGCTTGCTTTCGGCGCTGCCGTGGCCGGAGTGTCCAGCGTGGCGATCGACGGCCTCTCGAACAACATCACCGGCTGGGGCAAGCGCGGCGACTTCTTCAAATGGAGCGGCCACACCAAGGTCTATCAGCTGACGGCCGACGCGGATAGCAACGGCTCCGGCCAGGCGACGCTCATCTTCATGCCAGCGCTCGCCCTCGCCGTCGCCGACAACGAGGCGGTCACCATCTCGAGCGTGCCGTTCACCCTGCGCCTGCTCGCGGACGAGAACGCTCTGTCGCTCCAGCCGCCGACGCAGGGCGTGGTGCAGTTCGCGGCGATCGAGAGGTACTAGGTGAACCGCGGCGTGTCGGCCGCCGTCCAGGCGGAGTGGGCCAAGGCCGCCAATGCGCCTGCGCACCTGCTCGAGGTGCGCTTCGACGCGGCCGACGGCGGCTCGGTCTACCTGACCGATGCCTACCGCCCGATCGTCTGGAGCGGCAATACCTACTCCGCCGCGGGCGATCTGCTCTCGTTCGGCGGCCTGACCGAGTCTCTCGAGCTGCGCGTGGCGGACATCACGGTCGAGCTCGCCGGCGTTAACCAATCCTTCATCGCCGCCTTCCTGCAGCGCCAGTACATCGACCGGCGCGTGCTTATCCATCAGATCTTCTTCGACGGCTCGGACGCGCTGATCGTCGATCCCTTCGCCATCCACGACGGCCGCATGGACGAGCCGCGCATCGTCGAGGATCCTGACGCTGGCAAATGCGTGGTGCAGGTGGCGTCGCGCGACCAGTTCGCCGACTTCGAGAAGCTGTCCGGCCGGCACACCAATCCGCACGACCAGAACATCACCTTCCCGAACGACCGCGCCTTCGACAAGCTCGCCCAGCTGAACAACCAGCCCTTCACCTGGGGCCATCTCAAGGAGCTGCCGGCGACGGGCCTGGGCGCGGCGGCGACGCGCCTCATTTACTCGCCAAACAACCCGGACCTTCCTTCGCGTCTTTTTGGCAGTGGCTAGGCGACGGCGATGCGCTTCGCCGTCGAGCCCTTCGAGAAATGGCACGAGGAGGCCGCGCCGCTCTTCCGCGCGCACTGGGAGCTGGTCGGCCGGCACAAGGACCTGGTGCCGCTCGAGGTCGACGTCAAGCGCTGGATCCGCATCGAGCGCGAAGGCCTGGTGGCGGCCTTCAGCGCGCGCATCGGCTGGAAGCTCGAGGGCTACGCGCTGTACCTGACGAGCCCGAGCCTCAATTACCGCGATCGCGTCTTCGCCTACTGCCACGCGATCTACATCGATCCCCTTCAGCTCGCTGGCTTCAGGGCGCGGCGCTTTCGCCGGTTCATCGAATTCTGCGACGCGGAACTCAAGCGCCGCGGCTGCGTGAAGAGCGTGATGCATATGAAGCTTTCTCATAATTTCATGAGGATGATCGCGCCGCTCGGCTACGAGCAGAGCGAGCTCCTCGCCGAGCGGGTGCTGTAATGGGCATTTCGATCGGCGTGGTGGTCGAAGGCGCAGTCGACGTTGGGGCTGGCGAAACGGTTGCGGCGGGCGCCGCTGCCGCGGGTGCGGGCACGGCCGCAGCCGGCGGTGGTAGTGCGGTTGCGGGCGCCAGTATCAATTGGGGCGCGGTCGGCCTCTTCGCAGCCAAAACCGGAGCCAGCTTCGCGGTCAGCTACGGCCTGGCCAACCTGTTCAACAAGACCGGTTCGCTCGCGCACCCCGACGCGCAGAGCATGCTCGGCAACGGCTACTCGAGCCTTGATCCGATCCCGGTGCTCTATGGGCAGCGGCGCATTGGCGGCTCCAGGGCGGTCGTGGCGGTGCGCTCCTCCAGCCAGCAGACCAATGACGTCCTCATCATGGTGCTCCTCTGGGGCGAGGGCGCGCTCAACGCGCTGCAGACGGTGTACTTCGATTCGGTGCCAGCCACCGATGCGAACGGCACGCCGATCGGCATCTACAGCGGCTACATGAACCTGACGCACCACTTGGGCGCGGACGACCAGGCTGCGGATCCGCGGCTCGTCGGCTCGGTGGCCGAGCCCTCGCTCTGGAACGCGAACTGCACGTTCTCCGGCATCGCCTATACCCGCTTCGAGCTGGGCTGGACGCCGGATCGATTCCCGAATGGCCGGCCGACGGTTACCGTCGACTACGAGGGGCGCAAGGTCTACGACCCGCGCAACCTCGCGACAGCCTATTCGCGCAACCCGGCGCTCGCGATCCGCGATTACCTGACCAGCACCCGCTACGGCTGCCGGGTGCCGCAGTCGATGATCGACGACGCGGCCTTCGCCGTAGCGGCCGATGTCTGCGACGAGCTCGTGCCGGTGCCGGACACGCTCCTCGCCACGCTGGCCCTGGTGAGCGGCGGATCAGGCTACCAGGCGGGCGAAACGATCGTCCTCGCCGGCGGCGTGGCGACGCGTCGCGCCGAGATCGTGATCGACACCGTCGATGGCGGTGGCGCGGTGCTCACCTTCCACATCTCCGAGCCGGGGATGTTCACCACCATCAGCCTGGTGTTCTCCCAGTTCTCGGCGAGCTCGCACCAGACCGGCACCGACAGCACGGACCAGCCGATCTACGGCAGCGGCAGCGGTGCGACCTTCGGCAGCGCGACCTTCGGCGCGCTGACCCAGGCGCGCTACTTGTGCGACGGCGTGGTCAACGTCGACCAGGCGCCGATGGACAACATGCGCGCGCTGCTCATGAGCTGCCGCGGCTTCCTTGTTTTCTCTGGCGGCCAGTACAAGCTGCGCATCGATCGCGACGAAACCATTCCCGGCGCCTACTGGGGATACGACTTCTCCGATGGCGAGGCACGCCAGTTTGCCGGCGGCACCGGATTGCCGCTTGCGTGCACGCGCGCCGGCGCCACCGGCACGGCGTTCGATTCATCGGGCACGCTGCAGGTGATCGCGGCGAACACGCTTCGGCTCGATTTCAACCCTTCGACGTTGGCGGCGAATGGCCTGCTGATCGAGGAAGCGCGGGCCAACGGCATCCGCAACAACGTCGCCGCAGGCGCAGTGGCGGGCAGCCCCGGCACGCAGCCGACCAACTGGAACATGACGACCACAGGAGGCGTGGTCACGAGGACCATCGTCGGTGTTGGCGTCGAGAACGGGATCGATTACATCGATGTCCGCTATCAGTTCAGCGCCGCCGGCACAGTCAATGTCATCCCCGAGGGATCGACGACGATCGTCGCCGCGAACGGGCAGACCTGGGCCGCAAGTTCATTTCTGCGCGTCGTCGGCGGTTCTTTGGCGAACCTCGTGGCGCGAATGGCCATCACTGGCCGCGACAATACCGGTGTACAGACCGAGGCGACGACAACCAACTGCACGCCCGTGCCGACCGGTGCCGGCCTCGCAACTCAACGATATGCGGCAGTCAGGACGTTCAACGTCGCCGGGACGGTTTTCTCGCTGGGGTTTCTGCAGCTGATCGCTTCTGCCGCCGCGGATGTCACTGTGCGCGTCGGCTTGCAGCAGACGGAGCGGTGCACGGTGGGCGGCAGCATGTCGAGCGTGATCCGCACGACTGGCGCGGCCGCTACGCGCAACATTGATCGGCCAAGCTTCGCGGTGCCGGCGACCCTGAACACGAGCGAGGGCTCGGTCGTCATCGCATGGAAGGCGGCTGACGATCCGGCAGGAGTCGCTGCCCGGGTCTTCTATATCGGCGATGGGACGGACAACGAGCGGATCATGCTCTACGTCGACCACAGCGCCGATCGGGTGAATCTGCTCGTCGTCGACGGTGGCGTGACGCAGGCGAGCATCAACCTCGGAGCGCACGTCGCCGGCAGCGTGAACACGGCAGCGATCTCGTGGAAGGCGAACGACATCTCCGGATCGTTGAACGGAGCCGCGGCGATCACGGATACTGCGGCCAGCATTCCGACGCTGACGCAGTTCGACCTCGGGCATCAGAATGGGGCGAACTCCCTCAACGGTGATGTACTCGACGTCGCGTATATCAGGCGCGCCCTGTCGGATTCGGAGCTCGTCTCGCAGAGCGGCAGCCCGTTCGTCCTGGACGAGGACAACATCATCGGCAGCTGGCAGATCCAGCTCGGCAACAAGCACAATCGCTTCAACCGGGTCAAGGCGCGCTTCTTCAACGAGGCGGCCGGCTTCAACCCGGACCTGGCCGTCTGGCCGACGGTGGACCCGATCACTGGCGAGGATCCTGTCGGGGACGCCTACCGCGCCCTGGATGGCGGCATCGTGCTCGAGACGGTGGCCGACCTGCCGTTTACCACCGACCTCTATCGGGCGCAGCAGATCTGCCAGGTCGAGCTCAAGCGCTCGCGCTTCAACCTGACGGTGAGCCTGGTGGCGACCATCGCCGCAACCTGCCTCGAGGTGGGCGATGTGGTGCCGGTGTCGCATGCCACGCCCGGCTGGCCGGCCGCCGGCGATCCCGCCGAGGGCAAGCTCTTCCGGGTCATCGAGATCGAGCTGCTCAACAACGACGAGGTGCGGCTCGTCCTGCTCGAGTACAACGCCGCGGTTTACGACCTCGACGACGTGCACCAGGTCGTGCAGGCGCAGCTGACCAGCCTGCCCGACGCCACCAGCACGGTCTCGCCGGGCACGCCCAGCGTCGCGGAGACGCTCTACGAGACGACCGGCAGCGCCGGGGTCAAGTCCAGGGCCACGGTCACCTGGGGCGCCGCGGCAGACGTCTGGGTGGTGCGCGGCGGCTACTACGAGCTCGAGTACAAGCTCACGGCCGATACGACCTGGGCGCGGATCAGCCCGCTCTCGGACCCGATGGTGGTGATCCCTGACCTGGCGGCCGGCCGCTACGACTTCCGGGTGCGCGCGGTGAACGTGCTCGGCACGCATTCCGCCTACAGCGCGACCACGACCAAGGAGCTCTTCGGCCTGACGACGCCGCCGTCGGATCCGGCGAACTTCGCGGCGCAGGCCTACGCCGACCACATCAAGTTCACCTGGGACCGGCCGACCTCCAACACCGATCTCGACGTCGTGCAGGGCGGCCGCGCTTTCATCCGCTGGTCGCCCAGGACCTCGGGCGCCACCTGGAACGATGGCTCGCTCGTCAACTTCGACGGCTACGCGCCCGACGGCACGGACGCGCGCGGCCCGCTGCAGACCGGCACCTACTTCCTCAAGTTCCGCGACTCGAGCGGCAACTACTCGGTGAATGCGGCGAGCTTCGTCGTCACCGAGGCGCTGCTGACCGGGCTGTCGACGCTCGCCACGATCACCGAGTCGCCCACCTTCACCGGCGCGAAGACGTCGGTCGTGGCGCTGGACGGCGTGCTGAAGCTCGACGGCACGATCCTCTGGGACTCCATCCCGGGAAACATCGACGACTGGGGCTACGTCGATTCCTCCGGCGCGCTCGCCTCGAGCGGCAGCTACGCCTTCGCCAGCAAGATGGATCTCGGCTCGGTGAAGAACTTCCGTCTGTTCGCCACCATTCGCTCGCTCGCGTTCGACACCGCCGACAACTGGGACGCGCGCGCCAACAACATCGACGACTGGGGCACCATCGACGGCGACGTGGTCGAGGACGCCGAGGCGACGCTCCTGGTGCGCGTCACCAACGACGACCCGAACGCGACGCCGACCTGGGGCCCCTGGCACCGGCTCGGCTTCGTCGCTGACTACAACGCCCGCGGCTGCGATTTCAGGCTGGACTTCGTCACCGCCACCGTCACGCATAACCGCCAGGTCGACCAGCTGGTCGTCACCGCCAAACAGTAACGAGGAGATCACCCGATGGCTCTTACGGCGAAGGTTGCCAGGCTCGATCACGACCAGGTCTATTTCGGTCTGGACGACAAGGCCATCGACGAGCTCGCCGCCGGCGACGTCGTCTTCGGCGATCCGGCGCTCGCCGACGGCCTGCCCGCCGGCGCGGTCTACGTCGGGCGCGACTGCGACCTGCCGGGCGGCCGCTACAAATGGGACGGCAAGACCTTCGTGCCCCTGCCGCCCACCCTGCAGAAGAAGGCCGAGAGCGCGCCGGACCACGAGCGCGCCTTCTACGAGCTGTGCAGATGTCTGTACAACGCCACCCCCGCGGCCGTGCCGCCGGCGACGATCGCCTGGTGCGTGAGCTACGAGCGCAGCTTCGACGCCGTCGCCGGGCTGGGCGTCGACGACGCCCAGGTGACCGGGGCGCTCGACTTCTTCCGCAATGCCGCCAAGGGAGTGCAATAAATGGCCTTCGATCTCCGCCCGCGCTCCTGGCGCCGCCGCTCCGTCCACCTCGCCCGCGAGGACGCGCTCGCGATCGCCGCCGTCGACGCCGCGGTCCTGAGGCGCAAGGGCCTGTGCTTCTCGCAGGACGACCAGTCGGTGGCCAACGCGCCCGGCGCCTCGGTGCGCGCCGACATGAACTCCAACCTGCAGGCGCTCGTCACGCTGTCCTCCGGCACGGCCGCGCCCGGGACGACCTGGGCCTACCAGCTCTGGGCCGATACCACCAATGGCCTGCTGAAGCAGCGCAATGCCGCCAATTCCGGCTGGCTGGTGCGCGGCAGCCTGATCGAGACGTTCGTCCTCGCCCGCTCGTCGAACACCATCATCGCCCTGGGCGACTTCGCGCGCACCTTCAACTGCACCAGCACCTTCACCCAGACGATCACGGCCGCGGCGACGCTGGGCGACGGCTTCGTCTTCGGCATCCGCAACAACGGCACCGGCGTCATCACCATCGACCCGAACGGCGCCGAGACGATCGACGGCGCGGCCAGCATCGACCTCGCGCCTGGCTACACCTGCCAGGTGATGTGCAACGGCGCGGCCTTCTTCACCGTCGGCCTGCCGCGCCGGCGCGCCGAGGTGACGCCCGGCGGCCGCCTGACGCTCACCACCGCCGTGCCGGTGACCACCGCCGACGTGACCGGCGCGACGACGGTCTACTACACGCCCTACCAGCACGACACGGTCGAACTCTACGACGGCGCGGTGTGGAACAAGCACCAGTTCGCCGAGCTCTCGCAGGCGACGAGCGACAGCACCAAGAGCCCGGCGGCGGTGGGAGCGAGCAGCAACTACGACGTCTTCGTCTGGAACGACGCCGGCACCCTGCGCGCGACGCGCGGCCCGGTCTGGTCCTCGGCGACGACGCGCGGCACCGGCGCGGGCACGACCGAGCTCGAGCTCTTCGAGGGGCGCCTGGTCAACAAGGTGGCGATCACCAACGGCCCCGGCGTGCGCAAGGGCGTGTACGTCGGCTCGATCCGCTCGGACGCCTCCTCGCAGATCAATGACAGCTATGCCCTGCGCCACTGCTGGAACACCTACAACCGTGTCCTGCGCCAGGGGCGGAACAACTTCACCGCCGATCGCAACACGGCCAGCACGACCTACGTCGAGCTCAACAGCGAGATCCGCGTCTCTTATCTCCTCGGCCTCGACGAGGGCGCGATCAGCATTCACGCGGAGGGCTCGAACGTCATCAGTAGCAGCCTGCACGCCATTTTCACGGCGGTCGGCTTCGACGGCACGACCTTCCACCCGGGATCAGAAACGCGTAACTGCGTGTCCGCCACCAATGGCTGGGGCGGTTTCTGTATCTCCGCGCTCGCGATCGCGATCGGCATCGGCTCGCACTACGCCACGCTGCTCGGCCACGTCTCGAGCGGCGGCTCGACCGGGACGTGGGGCGGCGCGGCGAGCGGCGCCGACGCGGCGCGCTGCTATCTGCACCTGACGATCATGGGCTGACCAAAAAAACATAAGGGGGAATCAAATGGGTGGGGTGCTCGAGGCATTCGGACTGAAGTGGCTCACGCTGATCCCTGGCTTTGTTGGCGCCATGATCAGCCTGAAGTTCATCGAGGGACAGTCGCGCTCGCAACGCGCGACGACGGTCGTCGCCGGCATGCTGGCCGCGGCCTACTGCACGCCGCTGACGATCGACCTGCTCCTCTGGGCCGACGTCTTCTCGGCGGCACCCTCGCCGCGCACGGAAGGCGCGATCGCCTTCCTGGGCGGTCTCTTCGGCATGGCGCTCATCGGCGCCGTGATCAAGGCGATCCCGGACTGGATCGCGGCGGCAAAAGCGAAATTCCTTGGCGGAGGTGGATCATGATGCTCGCCATTTCGTTGCTGTTCGGTGCGGTGTGCGCGGTCCTCGCGGCGATCCCGCTCGCGTTCATCTTCCACAACGTCTACGAGGACGGCCTGATCGGCCGCGCCGGCCTCGCCGGCATCTCCTTCTCGGCCGCGCTGCTCCTGCTCGCCTGGTTCGATTACGACGCGTTCCCGATCTTTCCCTTCTACGAGTCGCTGCCGCTTCTCGTCCTCGAGGTGATGTTCTTCGCCGTCTTCCTCATGTGGCACCTCTTCCGCTTTCACCGGCGGGTGCTTCGCAGGACAGCGTGATCGAGCCGCCCGACCGCTACTGCGCGCCGATGTGGGGCGCGCGGCAGGCGAGGCGCGCGATCGTGTGGCCCTGGCTGCTGTGGGCGATGGTGATCGCCTTCGCGATCGGCGCGGTGACCTGCGCCAGCCAGGCGCGCGCCGAGCCGATCGAGTTCGACTGCGCCGCCCTCGCGACCGGCATCGCCATGGCGGCCGATTTTCGCGATGCCGGCGCCGACCTGGAGAAGACGGTCAGGCTGGCCAGGCAGCGCAACTCGGACGCTTCTCCGGAGCAGCTCGCGGTGATCGATCGCGAGATCCGGCGCCTGTGGCGGGAGAAGCGCACGCGCGAGGCCTCCACCCAGGCCGTCTACAAGCGCTGCCGCGCCCAGCTGGGCGACATGGGGCTGGAGTCATGACCCCGCTTGCCCTGTCCGACCTGCTAGGGCCCTACGGCGGCGAGCCGTGGACGCCGGCCGAGCTCGCGAGCGGCGCGCGCACGATCATCGCCTGGAACACGCTCGCCGCGGCCGCGGAGGACGAGGGCATCGCATTGCCGATCAATGCCGCAACCGGCTGCCATATCGGCGGCTCCGGGAACGGCGGCGCCAGGCCGAAAGGCTCCAAGGTGGGCGCGCCGGGCTCCAAGCACCAGCTGCTGATGGCGCTCGACTGGCACGACCCCCAGCGCGCCCTGATGCGCTGGCTGCTCTCCTACGGCCTCGAGCACGCCGCCGCGCTGGGAATGTACTTCGAGCACCCGCAGTGGACCCGCAGCTGGGTGCACGGCCAGATCGTGGCGCCGATGTCCGGCGCGCGGATCTTCTTGCCCTATGCCGACCTGGTGACCAACCCGCCGACCTGTGCGCCGCTCGAGGAGCAGCGCCTTGCGTCGGTCCACGACTTCGAATTCAAGGCGGTGGCGTGATGGGACGACTGCTCGCGCTGTTCACCGGCAACCCGGTGACCATGGTCTATGTCGCCGCGGCGATCGCCGGCGTGTCCTACGTCGCCGGCGGCTATTCGGGCTGGACCCTGAACGGCTGGCGCTTGGGCGCCGAGCTCGAGCAGGCCGAGCACGAGCGCGATCACTGGCGCGATCAGAGCGCGGTCGTGGCCGACGCGGCCAGGTCCTGCAGCGCCGGCGTCGACCAGGCCAAGCGCGCCGGCGATGCCGCGGTAGCGGCCGGCGACGAGCTCAGGGCGGCGGCGAAGCGCCTCAACCTGCCGCTCGAGCAGACGGTCAGCCGGCTCGAGCGCCTGGTCAGCGGCGCGATGACGCCGGAGCAGGCGGCCGATTGCGGCTGGGCCTGGCAGCAGCTCGAGACCGAATACCAGAATCGAATGGCTGGGCGGCCGTGACGTCGGTGAAACTGAACCTCCTCCTCCTCGCGGTTCTCGCCGCCGGCACGGTCGCCCTTGCCTCATGTGCGACCGATGTTCAGATCCCGGAGAAGGTGACGGTCGAAGTGCCGGTCGCGTGCGTGAAGCCCGAGGACGTGCCGGCGCGGCCGCAGATCCGCTCCGAGTCCGATCTCATGAACATGCCGCGCGGGCTGCGCACGATCGCCGCCTGGAGCGACAAGGTGAAGCTGGAGGCCTACGCGGCCGAGCTCGCGGCGATCGTCACGGGCTGCTCGAGGATCCCGCAGCGGCCGCCGTAGCTCAGGAAAACAAGAAGAAGCGACGAAGCCCCGGCCGCCTACGCGCGGCCGGGGCTTTTGTCGTTTGTGCCGGGTCGTCAGGCTCATAGCATTCTGGGTGCCATTCCCGATCGAGGCGCAAGAAGACCCAGCACAGCACGAGACCGGCCGCGACGACCATGGCGACGCAGCCCCACTCGAGGAGCGCGATCGCCGTATAGCTCGTGAGATATTGCGTCAGCAGCGCCGTCCCGACCGAGGGCCGCGCGCTTCTCGGGGTTGCGCGGCCCTTCTCTCGGCCGCCGCCGCGACCGCACGCGCAGCGTGGGGCGCCCCGCAGGGGCGAGCGGGACGGCCGAGCGAAGCGTCTGACAAACTCGCCAAGATCCCACGCCACTGCTGGCGCTCCGGGCAAGCGTCCAGACGTCTGAATTTGTCAGTCCGCACGCTGAACAAGCGCCGCGACATGGACTTGCAGAACGAAGCGACCTAGCATGGGGTGCAGGTGGTCGCGAGTTCAAATCTCGCCGCCCCGACCAATTCCC